GATTCTCCCTGTTCCGCCCGTCACAGTCTGCACCCGGACTTGGCGCAGAACGCCGCCAGCCGAGAAAGGAACCGTGCCCCAATAGTAGGACAGGCTGGCTGTGAACGTCGCTGCCGCAGCATCGCCCATCGTCATTGCGTTGGGGTATGCAGCGGAGAGAAGAGCCGTGATTGATGCGGTGTTGAGGGTGGCTGATGCGGTATTGGCAGCGATTTGCGCGGTCAGCGGCAGCGGCGCGTAGGTGAGCGCGTATTGCACGGCGATGGTGATAGTGGTCACCGCCGGGGTGGGAGTGATATCTCCGACAGCGGCCACGGACCCGACAGGGATGTACGGCAGCACATAGCCGCCCGAATTGTAATAGGGCGTGCCGCCAGTCAGCCTCTGATAGCCGATGCGGAAGCCGGACGGCAGATAGGGGCTGTCCGGGATCAGCCACGAATTCGCGCCGCCCGTGGCCGTCACCGCCTGCACGAAAGCGACGCGATAGGTGCCGTCTCCGACGGGCTCGAACACCATGAGGTTGCCGGTCCCGCCACCGTTGATGCCGATGGACACCGACTCCAGGAACCCCGCATGGGGGCTCGGCCGGCTCATGTAGATGTTGTCGTTGCTCGACAGCGATCCTGCCGTAAACAGGTCTCCGACAGACGCGCTGGTGACATCTGAAAGATCGGAACCGATTTCGGCTTTCAGGGATAGCGCAATGGCATCCAGGCCGGTCGCAAGATATCGCGTGAACTGGATGCCATCAGAATCAATGACGGGAGCGAGCGCGCCGCCAGCATTCTGCCACAGGGCCATTTTCGCGTTGTCGTTGGTCGGGGCCTCAAAGATGGTCCCGGCAGTGACAGCCGACACCGCGGCTACGGGGGGCGTCGGCGCGCTCGTGAAGCCAGCAGAGGCTGGCCATGCCAGCGTCGGGACGCCTGATGAGACGGAAATCCCTCCGCTGGCAATCCGATAGCCCCCCGACGCCTTTCCGTCAGCCCCGACGGTGCCATAGATTCTGATCCCAAGGGGGCCTCCGGTGGGAATGAGGAGGTATTCCCCCGGTGCGCCCCCGGCGCCAGTGCCGGCGCCGCCGGAAACGCCGGAAACCGTGAATGGCAGGGCGCCCCCCACAGACAAAGCGGTCGAGAGCGATCCGATGGACGCGGCGAATGCCGCCGCAACTGCACCTGCGGCAACCGCAATCGCTGCCGACTGCTTGGCAGAAATCGCGGTTTCGCTAACCGGGTTGCTGGCGGCATCAATGATTGTCTGGACCGACACTTGGGCAAAGCTGTCCTGCGATGCCTCGGCCGGGTTATCCCCCTCGACGCGCAGGGGGATCATGGCCTTGGAATACTGGCCCGTGTCGACCAGCGGTGTCGAGTGCGAGAAGTCGGTCATGGGGTCACCAAGAAAAAGCCCCGCCGAAGCGGGGCTGGGTCAGGTCAGGCCGGGTCAGGCCCACGCGGGATCGGGGGCAGCGGGCCAATCCGGCAAAGTCGTGGGGGCCTTGAAAATCGCGCGGAGGGCAGCGCGATATTCGCAGAAGGCCTCCGCGTTCTTGAGTAGCGCAGCGACATCGGCAGTCTGGGTGTAATCCGTAGCGGCCAGCCGCTTACGGGCCTCCGCCTTGACCGCTGCGCATGCCTCAGCATCTGTCGGCTGATCGTGAGGAGCCAGGCACGGGGCTCCATCCTCACCAATAGCGATGCGCTGGCCGGAAGCCTGACCGGCCATCAGCGCGGCATAGGATTCCGGCGTGACCTCCACGACATCATCGGGCATCCGATCATGGCAGGCAGGATCGTAAAACCCGAGTGTCGACGGGGAGAAGAACGGCATGTCAGTATCCGATCGAGAAGAGGGTGATGGCGAACGATCCGCTGGTGGAACTGTGCACCGTCGCGGTGGATGCTGTGGTGGACGTCACGTAGATCGACACGTCCGTCACCCCGTCGTCGCCATTGACCCATGCGAACGAGTCATTGTTGAACGCAGACATATAGCTGAAAGTCTGGGACGAACTCGCCGAGAACGTCAGCCGCTGAACCTGGATCTTGAAGCCGTTCGACCACTGGATATAGCCGCCCGTTGAGCCGAATGAGAACGCCGTGATGACCGGCATTGCGGGGGAGCCGGATCCAAGCTGAAAGGCCGTCCCGTCGTAAACCAGCGTATAGATCTGCCCGGCGACCATCGCGCCCGGTTGCAGCGGTGAGCCGGCGAACGTAATTGCCCTCGCGCCCAGCCCATTGACATTCATGGTCGCGGCGCCGGTCGTAGTGTTCGCGGCCCTGACCGTGATCGACATGCCAGTGGTGTATCCGGTCGGCGCCGGTGTCATTGAGATCGACAGGGCATTGACCGCCCCGGTATCGGCGGCAAAATGATAGCTGCCACCGAGGATCGCCTGAGCGAGTCCAGCCGGCGTGACCGCCTTGTTCGTGATCGTGCCCGCAATGGTCTCGACGAGGCTGGCAAGACCAATGGCCGATTGTGCGATCTGTGGAAGCGTCGCGGAAATGAACGGCGCTCCGGTGGCCGTCGCGATATTCGCCGATGTGATAGTGGTCTGGCCGTAGGACACGGTGACATAGTAGAGCGGCACGAAACCGGCGTCGGCCGCCGGGGGCGTCGGACTTGCCGAAGGGGCCCCGGCCTTGATCGCCACATTGACATTCCCGGCCCGCGTTGTCGCGGACGATGCCCCGGTGTTGCTCGGGCCGGAGTAGGGAACTGCGGGGTTTGACGCATTGTAGAACGGAAGGACGGTGCCGTCGGTGTCGACTTCGCTGTAGGCCGCCTGGATCAGGAAGATGACCGACTGTCCCGAGACGGCGGGGGGAGTGAAGGTCAGAAGCGTGTCGTCGCTGGCGGCAATGATGCCCTGCTTCAGCACATAATCCGACGTGTTGGCCGGGAGGCTGGAATAGGCCGTCCCATCAACTGGCTGGAGCGAATAGATCGCCCCCGGCCCGATGCGGACAGACAGGCTTGCTGGCGTCGTCGGGGTGGCGGAAAGGCCGGAAACCAGCGTGGAAGTGCCGAGGATATCCTGAGCCAGGCGCCCGAGCGCAACCATGACATTCCTGTTGGTGCCCAGCAGGTCGGTCTCAAGCGGGACTTGGCCCGGCCACACAATTTTTCTGTCCATGTCTGCTCCGAGGAAGGATGGCGCGCAGCGGCCTTCAGGCGAGGTTGATCGGCCGCCCGTTAATCGTGAAAGGTAGCGTGTTGACCGTGATGTCGTCTTCGCCGCGATGGTTGCGGATGCGCGTCCAGATGGTCACGCCAACCGCCTTCGATTGCGCAATCGCATCGTAGATCTGGCCATCGGTCACTCGCGCGCCCAACATGTCCAGCGAGGCGTATTCGGCCTGACTGCCAACGCCATAGCCAGCCGAGCTGGCGCCATAGCCAGCAACCGTTGCGATGCCCGGCTGCCGTGGGCGATCCGCAACCAGAAATGCCTGGGCGGGAAGGGCGAGCGATCCATAGGCCCCAGCGCCCCCATAGCAGCCATAGCCGACGCCATAGGCGCCGCAGTCCACTGGGCGGAACGGTTCGATGACCTCGGGGGCGAAGCCGGTTAAGGCCTCGATCACATCCGAAATCGCCTGCCGTGTCGCCTGCGGACGCAGCAGGTTGGCCAAGATGATGGATCGGAAGCTGTCATCGTTCTGCCCAGCGGCGCGAACGATCCGCGTTCCGAAGAAATCCTGCGCGACGATATCCAGCCAAATGCCCGATGCCGTGCGAATGCGGGTTTGCGCCTTGGCATAGGCAAACAGGCTGTAGGCAAAGGCCAGAACGACAGCCGCTGCGGCCACCAGCGCATCCACCAGCGGGTTCGATTCTCCGAACCACGGCGGCAGCAGGCGCCGGATGCGCGCCGCCATGTCGGCATTATCACCGATTGCCATCAGGTCACCGTGATCGAACCGGCCTGCACCACCTGCTTGGCCGTAGTGGTCAGGTCGCTAGTTCCGGAATTGATCGTCAGGCCGGTTACGCTCGAAACACCGGCCACCCCATAGGCGACACTGAACAGCCGGCTGTACATCAGCGTGTCGCCCTGGATCAGCGTCGCGATATAGTCGGCAATTGCCGTCTGCACTGCGGCGCGGACCGTGGCGCCAATATAGCCAGAGGCGATGCCGACGGTCAGGCCGATATTGGCCACCACCGGAACCACCGCGAACGCTGCTTGCTGGATACCGCAAGCGCGCACCGCCTCCACAGCCGTTGCCGCCGCGTTCACTGTTTCGGTCGTGGGCGAGCCGCTTCCATCATTGATGACGGTGTAGAACGAGCCCGGCTTGTAGTTGCCCGCATAGTCGTAATTTTCGACGATCACGTCGGTCAGCCCGAGTTGCAGCGATGTGATCGCGTAGTCCACCGCTGCTGGCGTCGCCTTGGCCAGCGAGCTGATGTATTCGACGAAGCGCAGGCGAAACGCGGCATCGCTTTCGGCGTCAGAGCCGTTGGCAAAGGCCAGGGCATTGCTCACCGTGTCCACGCCGGAGATAGCCTGTGCGAGCGTGTTGATTGCCCCGGCGGCTGCGTTGCCCGCTGCGCCGGCAGTCGTCGCCCGGATCGCCACGACAGCCGAAGTCGTTCCTGCCGGGATCACATAGGCCCCTGCGCCCGCACTCCAAGCCAAGAGCGAGGAATCGGCCACCACAGCATATTGCACCGCCCCATCGGCGGTCTGCACCAGCGTGCCCACCGGGATCGTTGCCGCGTTGGTCGGCGTGAACCGGGCAAACGTGGCTTGTCCGGACGATTCCACGGCAGCCAGGCGTGTCACCGCAAAATCGGCCATCCAGCTATCCAGGTCGGTCAATTGCGCCGTGGCCGCGCGCGTCGTCGTCAGCAGTTGCAGGATGATCGCCTGCAACCACAGCACCACGGCAGCAAAGGCTTGGGCTAGAGCGCGCAAGATCGAGCCAGTCGAGAAGTCGATCAGCGCCGAGGATGATGCGCCCTGCACGGCATTGGCCTGCACTTCGACAAGCTGGTCGAAGGTCCGGGTTTCAAGGTCAGCCATGGATCAGGCGCTCACGTTGAAAGACAGGGTCACCGGCTCGCTGGTCGCGGCATCGGCATACTGGATCAGAACGGAAAATCCGCCACCGTCGGCGTTGGCGATCTGGGTCACCTGCACGACAGGCTCCGGGATCTTCGCCACCGAATCCTCCAGCAGTACCTGCCCCCGGATCAGCGCCCGGATTTCGGCCAGGTCGGCGGTCCGCCCGATCCATTGCGCCAGGCCGGCGCCGTAAGTCGGCTCGAAAATGTAATCGCCCGGATTGGTCAGCAGGCGCCGCAGCACCCTCTGCTGCCCGCGCACGGTGTCGGTCACGCCTTGCAGGTCACCGGTGTTCGAGGACGAGATATCGCCGCCGATGTAGTGGTAGACGTCGGCCAGCGTGGTCATGCCGGGGGCCCCGACTGCCCGGTCCCCGGCTGCACATCGTTGTGCAGGTGGGCTTTCAGGCTCTTTCCACCAGCCACGACATCATCGCTGGCGGTCAGCTTTCCGGTATGAGCCCAGTTGCCAACCGACGTGATATCGCCATCCTTGAGCGCGATGGATGCGCCAGCGCCGCTGTCCAGCGTCAAAGCGCCGTCGTTGGCCAACTTGATCGACGAGCCTGAGCGATGCACCAGCCACATTTCCCCGGACGGCACCGTGAGCGGCCGGTCTTCGTCGTTGAAGAACCGCCAACCCGCCGTTCCGACGCCTCCGTCGCCCTCTTGAAAATCGATCTCGATCGCGTCGCCGATGCTGGGCGGGCAGAACAGGCCCCAGCCATTACCCACCCACGGGCTTTTCAGCGGCAGCCAGTCGGTCAGCGTGTCGTCGGGCTGCAACTTGACCTTCACCGCATAGGCGTTCGGGTCATAGGCATCGACAATGCCATGGCGCGTCGCTCCGCCAGTGCCGTAGGCTTCCTGCGCGGCGCGGCGCATCTGGTTCATGAGGCCGTCCATCATGTCTGGTTTTCCACGGTGTCGCTGATGTTCTTGGCCGTCACGGTCATGCGGAAGCCCTCGTCGATCGACATCGAGCGCTTCACGCTGTCCGGGTAATAGGTCTGGTCCCAGCTGGTGCCGGTGCCACGCACCTGAAGCAGCATCGAGCAGTCGAGCAGCATGTCGCCCGGCAGGTCGGCGCTCAGTCGCACCATGTGCTGCACGATCTGCTCATAGATCGCCTTGGCCCGCTGGATCGCCTGATCTTGGGTCAGCCCGGCAATGGTGTAATGGTAAGCCAGCGGTGTCGCGGCCCCGGATTGCCCCGGCTTGGTCGACTTCACCGCCTTGGGCCATGCGGCCTCAAAGGACCGCTTGCTCTTGCTGTTCCATGACCGAACCGTGACCACCACACCCTTGGCAATCGTCAAGGATCGATCGAACCGCAGCGACACCACATTGGCCTCAGGCGCGCCTTCATCGGGTTGGCGCCATTCGATCACATAGCGCGCACCCGCATCCGCTGGCTTGGCTTGGAAATAGAGGGTCTCGCCGCGCACGAACACGTCGAAATCCTCGTAGGCTGCCAGCTCCACCAGCAAATCCCATTCGCTGCGCTCTTGGCTCAGCCCGCTGTGATTCTGGCTGTAGTAGGTGCCAACGCGGGTCGTGGTCGGGTCAACCTGCGCGGCGAGGCCATGCCGGGCGGCCAGCGTCTGCGCGATCTGGCTGCTGGTCTGGTTCAGAAAATTCTCGCTGGTCTTGGTGTCGATCAGCTTTGCGGTCCAATCCCGCCCGGTGATGTGGATTGTGCCAGCCAGCGGATCAAACTCGATATCATCCACCTGACCAAGGATCAGCCGATCGGCTGCCGTGGGCTGGTAGTTGGCGGGGCTCACTGCATCGGTGGTCATGAACACTTCGCAGTCGATGCTGCTCTGGCTGCCGAACCATGCCGGGCCATAGGCCGCCGGCAGCGCGCCGACCGCGAACGTCACGTCGAAGGTATCGGCGGCCCGATAGGCATTGTTGTCCACATTGATGGCAACGCACGGCACGAACGCGCCGTTGAGCTTGACCGCGGCGCGCGGGCTGCGTGCGCCGGGCAGCGCCGGTAGGGCATTGATGTCAGGCATTCAGCACGCCGCCCGTGGTCGATGCCGCGCCGGGCTTGGCGGGCACCACCAGCGTCGTGATGCCATTCACCTGCGGATCGGTCAGGCCATTGGCTTGAGCGAGGGCCGTCCAGTCGCGGGCGTCGCCATATTGGTCAGCCGCCACCTTGAACAGCGTGGTCGAGCCGGTCGTCACCGTCTTGGCCCCGGCATTCAGCGCGCCGAAGTTCAGGCTCATGCGGCCCAGCCGGGCGTCAATATCGGCCAGCGTTCCGGTGGTCTGGGCGGCATTCACCGACGATGACAGGCCGGAGACGAACCGCGCCACCGGGTTCGGCACTGCGCCTCCCAGCGAAGCCAGCGAGCCGAGTTGCGCCAGCGTGGTCGACGCCTCCTGAATCAGACTCGTGGCAATCGCGCGCGCCTCGTTGATCGGCTTCAGCACGGCATTGATCTGCGCCACCGTAGCCGTGCGGAAATCCTGCACCTTCTTCATCGCGCTCTGGATCGATGCCACTGCGCTTGAGAGGCCGGAATGCCCCACCGTTGCCGCCGATGCGGCCACTGCCGTGATATCGGCGTTGACTTGCGCCGTGGTGTCCGCACTTGCCGTGGCGCCGCCGGGCGCGACGTTGTCAGTGATGACCTCGACCGCCAGAGAATAGGGCAGGCGCGAGGCCAGCTCAAACTCGCAGCGGAACGAGCGGATCAGGACGGTATAGGACTGCTCGGACCATGTCAGCGATAGCGGGGCGCCAGCATCCATCAGCACCTTGATCTGCCGGGCGCGCGCCTGGGCGTCGGGGCCGATGAAGAAGCCGGACCATTCCGGGTTCACCGGATCGGCGCCTAGCGCGTCGAGCACCTTCTTGCCGCCGATCAGCCGGTGCACGTTCATGCGCTGCTCGCCGCCGAACGGGATGCGCTCGGGGATCTCGTAGCGCCCGAAGATGACGCCGCCGAGGGTCAAGGTGGTCATGGGCGCCGCAGTGCCGTTGACGGGGCAGCGCGGGACCAGTCAAAGCTGGTCGCGCCGGTGTTCGGGCGGTTGGCCGCCTGCGCTTGCCGTGCGGTCAGCATCTGGCCCACCTTGCGCCCATCGAGATAAACCGCAGCTGGGCGATGCTGCATCGTGCCGCCGGGATTTGGAACGGCGGCAGAGCGATTGCGCCACGCATCATAATCATCGGCGAAATGCGTCTTACTGATCTGCAAGGCGGCCGGAAGAATGGAGTTCACACCTGCAATCAGCGTGTTGAACACTGTCTGCCAGCCACGCAGAAACACGGCTGTGAAACTGCCTAGCGCGCCGATGATGTCGCCGTGGAACAGCTTCACGACACCATCCTTGATATCGGCCCACGACTTGATCAGCGCCCCCTTGATCTCCTTCCAGTTGTTCCAGACCAGCAGGGCGGCCACCGCGATTCCGGCGATCACCAATCCGACAGGCGTAAACACTAGCAGGAGGTCGCCCAGAAGCGCCCGGCCGCCGGTCAAAATGCCTCCCCACACGGCGCCCATAATTCCCCGAAAAATTCCGAAGAAGAGCCCGATTGCGCTGCCCGCAGATGTGAACCATCCCGCGATCATCGGCGCAAGGCCGAGAAACTTGATTACGCCAGCCAGCATCAGCGCCTTTCCGATCAGCATCAGCGCGCCGCCAATACCGATCAATCCGAAAGCAATCGCCGCCGTCAGGTTCGGATGATCCGACATCCATTGTGCGATGTGGTCGAGCCCATTGGCGAATTTGACCATGAACGGGATCAGCTTGGGCAGCACCTGATAGCCCAGGATGGCCAGGATGTTCTGCCACTGATTGTGCAGGGCCTGCTCAGCAAGCTGCGGGTTCGATTTCAGCAGCCGGTCATAAGCCTGCTTGCTCGATCCGCCGGAAGCGATCAGTTCGCGGTCACGCTCAAACTGAGGCGACTTGCCGATCATGGTGTTCAGAAACCACTGCGCGTTGCGGTTGCCCAGCATGCCCGAAAGAATCTGCTCGCGGTTCAGTCCGCGCGACTTGCCGTAGGCGTCGATCGCTGGCGCCAGCACCTGATTGGCCCATGCATAGGGGTTCTGCTGAAAAAGCTGTGCGCCCTTCACGGCGCCCGGCTTGAGCTGCATCTGCCCGGTGCTGTTTTTCACCACGTCGGACGGGTTGATCAGCCCCATTTGCTCCCACAGCGGGATAGCCGACTTCTTGAGCGTGCCTTGAATCACCGCCCCATAGGTGGACATCAACGCGGTGCCCGCCGTCTGCGCGCCGCCACCCTTGGTCTTCACTTCCTGGATCAGCGTCGGCAGGTAACTGTAGACGAAATCGTCGTTCAGCCCGAACGCACTGGTCTTGGCCTGCTTGAGCGCCATGTGGAAGTCGTTGACGGTCAAAGTCCCGCCCATGCCCATCAGCGCGCGGGCCATCAGATCGGCGTTCTGCTGCATCCGCTGGGCAGACATCACGCCCGGCGTGCGCAGTTCGATGGCCTTGACCATGTCGAAGGCAACGCCTTCCTGCTCTTTGCCTGTCAAAGCTTCCAGAACTGCCTTGGTGCGCTGCACGGTCGGCAGGATCGCATAGGCCTCGCCCATGTGGTGCAGGCCAAACACGGAACGCAGTTCGCGGATTGCTTTGAGGTTTTCCGCCGCGCTTGACGTGATAACGCTTTGGCTCGTCTTCCAGGCCTGCGCAGTCGCCTCGGCAATGTCCTTCTGGCCCATCCCGGCCGCACTCATCAGCGAAAGCTGGCGGGTGTATTCCTTGCTGGCATCGATGGACTTGCCCATGAAGCCGAGGATGCCTTGGCCAGCGCGGTCCAGCCCATAGCCCACCGCTACCATTTTCAGCGCGGAGAGCTTACCTTGCAGGTTCGTGGCGGCGCCATGGGCCTTGAGCAAGTCGTTCGCCAGGATACGCACGCCCTGCGACGCGAGGTTCGCGACGCTAAGCTTGATCGCAACAGAATAGGCGAACGACATGGGTTATCTCCGCCGGGTCCATGAATGGGCCGCAGACAAGGGATGGGCGCAATACCCCGAGCCGGAATGGCGCGTTCAGCGCCGCCGGGAGCAGGGCGATTGGCTCGATACTGCTTTCAAATTGACGGTAGCCGGCTTCCTGATAGGGCCGATCATCGCGCCGGTGCTGTTGGGGATCCTGGTCTTGATCGTCATCGCCATTGGATGGTGACGCAATTTGACCGGAAAGACTGACGGGATTCGACTCTCATCTGGCCGGTTGTTAGGCCGCAACTTCCATCCAAGACTCGGGGGTTCGGTAATGGACGATGCGGTGATCGGCTCGATGCGTGGGGAAATTATGGCCCTGCGACTGCTCGTCACAGAGCTTTTCCGGGTGATGGCCCTTCGCGATCCGCCGCTCAATCATCTGCTCGACCGAGCGCTGAGCCAGCTCGAAGGCGATGCGGAGATCGCCGCCTTCGAGTTCGGGAAACCAGGGCATGCGGCATATCTCACCAGTCTTTCGGAAGTGATCGAGGAGGTCCGCACCTCTGTGTTTGAGATTGGCCGCAAGCAGGATGATGCGGTCTAGATGCTTCAAGTCATCCATGGCATCCCCCAAAGAAATGGCCGTCCGGTAAGGGACGGCCTGCAAATGCCCGGCTGTGCGGGCGAATTTCTAGGAATGGTCATCACCCTACGCTGCTACTCACGCGGGGGCAAGGGGGCGCTGCATCAGTTCGGGCCGCTGTCAGGCGCCTCGTTGAAGGGCGCTAGAGGACTTAGTAGGCGGCGGATCACCATCCGGCCACGCCGCCGTGGTGCGAGCAAGTGCCGCGCGCATGCTGGCTAAAACTCCAACTGCCGTCTGCGCAATGAGCGGTAGCGCCAGCAGGACGCCCACGCGAACGCATCGGGCTATGGATCGAGTTTCCATCGACATTTGTGTAATGCGCGCCCCACGATGGACCGAAGTTATGGTGCACGGCATGGTGCCTATGGGCGCGTGCTTCTGCCAATCCCGGCGCGGCCACGCACAAAACAACCGCCAAAATGGAACGAATCATGAATAATCCTCCTGCTTGAGGAGGTTACCGTGATGTTTTGTTGTATGGGCGGCAAGTTCTGCTGCGGATCGGCGCCGGGCACGCGACTGCCGAAGGGTAAATGTTACTCTGCATAGGAGGGTGGTATAAAAAAGGGTTGCGTCGCGTGGGGGATAATCGGCGATATCAGAAGGTCGCTGACGCTCCGCTCATTGCGGTGATCATCAAAACGGATCATGGTCCAGTGGGCCAACCCCTGACTGGTTCACCCCATAACCCAGAGATCTGTGGATATTGGTCATACCTTCCATGTCTCGCAAGCCGTATAGCAAGGTGCTTGCGGGCTGATACCCCACCAGCCCCGATACCGCGAACGAACCGATCAGCTCGGCGATTTCCTCAGCCTTGCGATAGAGAGCCGGGCCCATCACCGGGCGCGGCGGCATTTTGGCTGTGCCAAACTCATGGAACGGCATGATTTCGCTGGTCGAGCCGACGGTGCCTTCCCAATCGCCGCTTTCGCGCTCGACGCTGTCGCGCAGGTCACCCCGGCGCAGCAAGGGGTCGTTCTCCGTGAACCCCTGCTGCAACCGATCTTCCTTGGTGGAATCGGCCAGTTCCGCCCACTCAGGGAACGGGCCTTCCGTGTCCTGATAATGGCCGAACTCGGCCTTAGCCTCTTTCTGCAAGATGGCTGTGGCCACCTCCAGGCCCTTCCTGGTCGCCACAAGGCCGCCCACAGTGTCTCGGGTAAGGTGGTGCGCCAAGTCGGCCAGGGTGGCGAACTCCATCATCCCTCAGGCTCCTTGAACACCCACCGGCCCCAATCGAACTCGCCGCCCTCCATTTCGCCCAAGGCGATGGAGAAGCCGAGCCGGTATTCATCGGGCAGCGTCATCGCCTGTTCCGGCGACCACCCGTTCTTGATCAGGAATAGCGCCTCACGAAAAGGCGGGTGCTGCGCTATTCGCCGGACTTTTTTCGCAGAGACTCCTCGCTTTCCTCGGCGAAGTGCTGCTGGACGCCCAGCATGACAGCTTGCACGCCAGCCTCGTCCAGGCGCGTGATCAGCGCCTCGACTTCGCCTTTGGTCGTGGGTGGCACGACGACGGCGCCATCGATCGAGCCGACGAACAGCAGCGGCAGCACCATGCCCATGTAGACCTGGTTCTGCGCGCTCTGGCCCAGTGCCTCGACAAGGCGGAACTGCGCCAGAACGCCGGGCTTGCGCAGCATGATCGAGCGGCCTTGCGCGTCCTGCACGGTGGCCTTCTGCACATCGGGCACGACGGCGGCCGGGTTGTCCGCCGGATCGGTCAGGGTTACCTTTGCCATGTCGTTCCTCAGGCCTGCTTGATGCGCTTGGCGTAAGTGCCGGTGAGCTGCTGCGCGACTTCCTTGTCGGCCTCGAACATGCCGGGGTCATAGTCGAACAGCACGCGCTCATAGCGGAACTGCGTGACCGATCCGTTCGGCTCCTTGATGGTCTCCTGCACGGTGCAGTAGTCCTCGCTTTGGCCAGCCCAATAGGCCGCCTCCAGCCCGGCGAAGTAGTTGTCGAGCGTGGCGTCGCGGCGCACGGTCTTGATGTCGAGCGTGCCCCCCTCCCAGAACCGCAGCGTGTCGTTCACGCCGTCCAGCCCCTTGATCTTGGTCTTGGTGGTTTCCGGCTTCGACGAAAACGACGTGACCTTGCCCAGCGGCAGGTTGGTGCCGTTCGGCAACGTGACCACGACCGATACGTCGCGGCCGATAGAATAACCCTGTTGGGGCATTGCTGGCGCTCCTCAGAAACGAAAAAGGCCCGCCGGTCAGGGCGAGGCCAAAAAGGGACGATGTGGCGGCGTTCAGGCGGCGGTGGTGCTGGCGATGCTGACGCTCTGGCCGCCTTCCAGGTTCACCAAGAACAGGGTGATGATCGAGAGATAGGTCACGCGCACGTTGACCTGCTCCTTGCCCAGCGCGACCTGGTCGGACGGGTTGTTGCTGGCGTCGAGGATCGCGGAAAAGGCCTGCCCGGTCGGGTTGTTCACGTCGCCGATCATGCCGCTCGTCTGCATATTCGACAGAAACGTGGTGATTGCGCCGAGCGCGGTCTGGCGCTGCGTCGGGGTCTGGAGGCGGCCGACCTGAATGCCCATCGCGGTATTGAGCGTGTAGGCGATGTAGTAGGTCAGGCGCGGGTAATTGTCGCCGTTGATGACCGGGTTCGAACTGGTGTTCTTGCCGATGCGAGAGCCGAAATAGGCCCCGCCCGGACACGGGTTCGTCACCACATCGATGCCGGCATTCGACAGGGTTTGCAGGTCGGCCGCCGAATAGACCGCGCTGGCATTCGTCTTCTGCGTGGCGACGATCCCGGAAAGCTGCTTGTTGAGCGCCGACTCCTGCGGGTTGAGCGCTGACAGGCGCCCGGCCAGAAACGATTGCGGACTGATCAGGCGCGTGACGCCATTGACCGGATCGGCCACATAGCACCAGTCACCGAACAGCAACTTGAAGCTGTAGCTGTCGATCCCGGCCGTCGCCTTGGTGGTCACGGCGTTCGCGATCGTGTCGCCGGCCGGTCCGGTGCCGATCATGTAGATGCCCTCGGACAGGCCAAACGCCACCTGCGCGGTCCACGAGGTCGAGGCATCGCAATCGGCGAGGAAGGCATTGAGGCAGCCGGTGGCGCGCAGGGCATACATGCCGGTGCGCGAGGTGCCATCAGTGCCGACCATCTGCGTCGCGGTCACGCCGCTGGCGCCGTCGAGGCCGCCAGAGAGCGTCACCGTGGTGGCGACCGGTGCCGTGGTGGAGACGCCAGCGGAAGCCACGACCAGCTTCGACGGGCCGCGCAGCGCACTGGCGCCGTTGTTGATGGCGGCGGCGATGGCGACCCACACGGCATTGCCAGTCAGGCCTGCGGCCAGGTTGTCGAAGGTTTCCGGCGCATAGCCCGGCAAGCTCAGCACCAGCTTCCACGAATTGGCCGCAGTGCCGGCGGAAATCGCGGCGGTGATCGAGTCGCCCAGCGTGCCGGTATACTTGCCGGTCAGGGTCAGGCCGTTGGTGCCGATCGTTGCGGCAGCGGCGGCATCGGTGCCATCGGTGACGCGCACGCCGCGCATGTTGGTCGCGCCGTTCAACGCGGCATAATAGACGGCCGTGGACAGGTCATACTTGCGGTTGCCCATGGCGCCGAACGCCTGCGCCGCATCGGCATAGGTCGCCAGCGTGACCGGAGAATTGACCGGGCCCCACGAGCCGACGCCGACGATGCCAAGGATGTTGGTCGCGATGCCGTTGATATAGGTCTGCTGCGGCGGCGTGATCTGGACATAGACGTCGGGCACGGCCGAATTGATCGCGGCCCCCTGCTGGATGACGGGCATTCTCTTGCTCCTGCTGGTTCGGCCGGATCAGGCCTTGGCTTCGCTCGCGTCGGCGGCGGGTTCTTCGGGGGCGGTGGTGGCGACGACGAACCGCGCGGTGTCGTCGGCCAGGATCGCCTTGATCTGGTTGGCATCGGTGATGACATCGCCGACCGCATGGCCGGCGAATGGCTGGGTGACCGTCAGGGCCATGTGCTGTCCTTTCAGGGGGTGATGAGGGCAATCGAGCCGATGGTGGCGCCGTTGACCTGCGCGTCCATTTCCACGGTAGTCTGCGCGATCGGGGTGGCGGTCATGGTTTGCAGCACGCCGTAGTTGACGCTCAGCATAACATCGCGCCGGTAGAGGTTGAGCAACTGCTTGTCGTCGACCAACTGGCCGCCGGTCCACGACAGCAGCGCCTGCGTGCCATCTGCCAGTGTGAGCCGGAACGTATCGGACAGGTGGGCATCGATCGCATCGCCAAGCAGATCGCGGGCGGCGAAGGTGCTGGCCCAGATGCTGATCTGCATCTGCCGGGTCCGACGCTGGGTTTCGCGCACTGCCTGTGCGGCGCCTGTCTCGACCCAATCCATGTCGGCCTTGGTGATCACCGTCACCCGCTCGCCCTTGAGCGGCCAGACCGAGACATGCACGGTCCCGGCTTTCAGGTCGGCGTCCAGTGTCTGCTTGTCGGGCCAGCCCACGTAGAACTTCACGACAGCACCGATCAGCGCGACGGTGCCATCCGATGCTGGCGCGAACAGCGCGGCGATGTCGTCGGCCACGGCGTTGGCGGCATCGATATAGCTGGCCATCAGACCTCCAGAAGCGCCACGGTGAGGCGATATCCCAGGCTGTCCCAGTAGGGCGCGATCACTTGGTAGCGACTACCGAGATCGTCGATCATCACGTCGCCGACCTTGAGCGTGCCATTGGCCAGTTTGCCGCGGGCGATGAACACCCACCATTCAGGCTGGCGCGCGTCGCTGGGCAGCGCGGCCGGCGCCCGCGCGCCTTCCTTGCGCTCCTGGATGCTGGCGGGGATGCCCGACGCGATCGGCGTCTCGCTTGTCTGGATCTGGCCGCCATAGCCAATCCGCCCCCCTTGGACCTGTCCGCCGGGCCGATGAAACGCCACAGTGCGGGGGTAAAGGAACGATGGCATCAGAAAAACAGCTTCAGCCGGAACTGTTCGAGCAGGTTCTTGGTGTCGCTGTCGAGCCGGTTGTCGCTCCAGCGCTCGAACTTGGTCCCCCCGGCCTGCACGATCTTCAGGCTGGGCGGCGCGTATTCGTCGGCGCCCGCGTTGATCACGATATTGGCCACAGCCTGCTTGAGCGTGGTGGGTAGCCCGGCGGCGGGATAGCCCGCGACATAGCGCAGGCAGACATCGGTGTAATAGGCCAGCATCAGCCCGGCCGGCACCCAGACTTCGCCGGTCACCGGGCGCACATCGGCGCTGCGCACATCGAAGGGCACCCACTGCGGCGGCCCGCCGAACGTCTGCACGGCGGCCAGCAGATTCACGTCATTGTAAAGGCCCGCTACCTGGTCGCTGCGGCGCCCATAGGCATAGCGACCACAGCCTGACAGCAGGCGCATGACCGGCGCGCGCGACACCCTGGTCTGCGAGCGCTTGGCGGCCAAGGGGCGTTCCTCGACGATGACCAAGCCCGCTTCGAGCGTGGCGCCGATGCTGTGCGCATTGATCGGGGCGGAAACCGTGATCGTGCCGGCCTGGGCATTGGTGCCGGTGATCACCAGCGCCTCTACCTTGGCATTGTCGGACCGGTCGACGATAAGCACCTCGCCAATCAGGTTGGACGTGCCCACGCTGGCCATCGGATAGGCAAACGTTGCTGGCTGCCCAGCCGTCAGCGCGACAGGGAGCGCGGCGGAAAATGTCGGTTGCAGCGAGGCCATGTAGCAGGGGACGCCCCGGCTGTCGGGCGCCCAGACCAGCCCCTCGGGACGCTGGATATAGCTGTCCACCACGCCGCAGGCGTTGACGATGTCAGATTCCGAGACGTCTGGGCCAAGGCCATAGGTCGCGTACTCGTCGGGCTGGAGGTAGACGCTGGGCATGGATCAGGCCGCCAAGTCCTTGAAGCCGGGCGGCGTCCAGAGCCGGGTGCGCTTGGCCTGCCCGGTCTTGATCAGGTAGCGGCCCAAGCTGTCAGGAACCTTGGCCGCGCCGTTGATGAAACAGACCTCGAACGTGATCGGCTCTCCAGATTCGGTCAGCCAGTCGCTGGCGATCACGCCGCCGGTGAATCTGGGGTCGGCTGCGGGCGCGACGTACATGGTGTGGTTTCGGCGCTCGCCGGGATAGTAGACGCGCATCAGGATGCCCCAAAGAAAAAGGCCGCCCCCCTAAGGAGCGGCCCAGGCTGTCGCTTGGCTGAAAGGGAAGGGGATCAGCCGGCGGTGACGTCAGAGCAGAAGACCCTGACGCTGCATAAAATCGATCGGATCGGAAGCGCGCTTGCGGCAATTGCAAGGCTTGCAGGTCCATTGCAGGTTCCTGCGGTCGTTAGAGCCTCCGCGCGACAGCGGGACAATATGGTCCAGTTCGCCGCCGCCGTTAAGCTTCGTCTTGCAGATTGCGCAGCGATCACGCTGCAATCGTCTGATTTCTTGAATATCCTCAAAGGTATGCCTTCCGCCGTTGCCGTTTTTCAGCGCCTTGCGGTTGGCAAAATAGGTCTTGTACGCGTCCCGGTTCTTGCGGCGGTATTCACGATACCATGCTCGCATAGCTTCGGGGTCTTTGGCGCGGCGCGCTCGGTTCTGCGCGTTCACCAGCTCGCGGTTCGCTTGCCGGTAGACCCGAACGCGGCGCAAGTCATCCGCGCGCAACGATGGGTCAGCGCGCCACTGCTCTCTAGCGCGACGACAAATTTCGTCTCGGTTTTCAGCCCGGTAAGATCGGACCGCCGTTCTCGCTCGTTCAAGGTTGGCTGCGCGCCAGTCGGCGGCACGACGTCGGTGCCTTTCCGATTGTTCGGCCCGCTTGGCGGTCATGCAGGCTTTGCAATGGGAGCGAGGCGCCTTTCGATCACCCCGACAATAGTACGCGCTATGCGGTTTTTCCGCTCCGCAACTGGCGCAAATCTTGGTAGGCTCAGCGTTAGCCATCTTGCTGGTCCTTCAGCTAGATCGGTTAGAGGCCGGGTTGCGCTGCTAACGCGCCCGGCCTCGCCAATATAGCCGAAAGAACAGCAAAAGTAAAACGTTAGCCGGCGGTTACCGTGGGGCGGACAACCGCAACAACTGCATGAGCTGCGTCGGCTCGTTTCGCAACAATGGCGCTGAAATGGATTCCCACATACTGGCCCTGCAAGCCAGCCAGCAGGCCAAGCTGGAAGATGCGCGGCTTGAGGTTGCCGTCGCCCCCATGAACCACCGGGCGCTCGATCATCTTCTCGGTCATGATGACCGCGAAATAATTCGAGTTGCCCGAGCCGGGCGCCGAGAAGCCATAGCTGGCGTCGGTGGTGGCGGGAAGGAACGGGTCGGGGATCAGCGGCAGGTCGCCCGCCTGCGTGCTGATGTATTTCACCGTGACGCCCGCCGTCACCTCGGCGGTACGCAGGTCGATGTGCGCGGCCTTGGCTTCACGGTCGATCAGGTCGTTCAGGATCGGGTTGATATAAATCGCGGTCGGGCGAACGGCCTGCGTGGTGTTGGCCAGCATGGCCGCGACCTTGGCCTTGATGCCGTCGATGATCGAAGCGCCCAGGCCAATCGTAGCCTGGTTGGTGATCTGGGTCAGCAGCCCGCAGAAGCTCTGCGTCGAGCTGTCGGTGATCGCCGTGGCCGTGCCGCTCCAGACCGCCGCCGCTTCGGTGATCGTGATACCCGACACGATGTCTTCGATGTCCTTGGATTCGACGTAGGAGAACTGGCCCTGCATGCGGGTAACGTCCACATCGAACAGGCCGAAATTGGTCTGCGCGGTGACGGCCTTGATGTAGACCGAGCGCTCGGTGCGGGTCGGGCCCGACGCGGAGGGCGAGATCGAGCGCGGATCGGTGAACGTACCGGTCGCGATCGCGGTCTGGTCGAAGAAGCGGTGCGGGTGGCCGGTCGCCTGGGTTTCCGGGTTGCGGGAGAGGAAGATCGATTCGCGACGAACGATATCGACGATTTCGGTTTCATACCGGTTCACCTCGATCGCGCCATTGCCGAGATAATCGGCGGCGGCCTTGAGCGAGATGAACTGAGCTTCGCTGACGCGGTCGCCAGTGGCTGCAATGTTCATGGTCTTGGGTCCTTTCTGGCGAACTGGATCAGTCGATCAGGCCGTTGCGGGCCATCTCGGTCTTCATCTGGATGCGCTGCTGCATGGACAGGCCGGAGGCGCGCAGGGCTTCGTCCAGCTTGGCCACAGGCATCTTCTCGCCGTCACCCGGCGCCGCGATGTTGGCCTTGGCCATCAGCGCGCTGATTTGCGGCGAGAGCGTCTTGCGCTGCGGCTCGGGCGAGGTATCGCGCTTGGCGGCCTGGATACCTTCCAGCTTGGTCGAAAGATCGCCGATCTGGGCCTTGAGCGCGGCAACTTCCGGGCTTTCGGTCGGCGCCGTCGCACCGCCATCACCCTTCTCGGCGCCGGCGTAGAATCCGCCGTTCCAGTCGTGGTCGCGATAGATATGCGGCAGCGTTCCGGCCATGGCCTCGGCCTCCATGTTGTCGGCCATGCGATTCAGCACGGCGACATGGCCGCGCGTCGAATGAACGCCGATACCGGCAGCCTGCATGGACGCGGCGCAGGCGCGCAGGGTATCTGCATGCGGCGCGACCTTGGCGTGCAGCTCCTTGCCGGCCTCGATCTTGCTGCCCAGTTCGTTGTGGCTGGCCTCGACCTTGTCGAGGCGTTCGGTCACGGGCTTGAGCGCGGCGGCCAGCACCGCTTCCAGTTCTTCCTTGGTCATGGGGAAATCCTCGATTGCTGCCGGGGCATTTTCAGCCGATGCGGCGAGCGACGTGGTGGTGTAGGCGGCCTTGTCCTTGAGTAGGATTGCGGCGCCAGTGAACACGCAGGCGGTGATGACCAAGGGGTCCGATTCAAGGTCTTCAACAAGGATTTGTTGCGCTTCAAAACTGAAGCCCAGGGCGTTCTTGTTGGCCTTGATCTCGGCGGCTTCCTCGGGGAAGTCGGCTGCGTAAATGAAGCCTTCAATCCGCAGATCGGAGCCTTCGACGGTGGCGCCGGTGATGACGCCGATCTTCGCGCGGACATCGTGCCCGTCGAAATTGGGGGTATAGTCAACGGCCATCAGGGCCAAACTGTCGAGCGCGGCCTCGGCCGCCTCAGCGGTCAGCAGCACGCGCTTTCCGCCCGAACCGTGTGGCGCATTGTCCGAAGGAATGCCGACCCGCGTCAGCACGCCAGAGAACGGCATGCGGTTGGGGTGGTCCTGCACGTCCGGGACCACCAGCGCCATGGCATCGATGCGCATGGCGCTGATCTTTTCCCAATCGGTCGTATCCATGCCCAGTTCATGGGCTCGGCGAATGATGCGTCGGCGCGCCTCAGCCCTTTCTTCGACGGTCAACCCCTGCGTGCGCGAAAGCTGCGACCATGCGAGGCGGGTGTGCCGTTCGTCAGGCATGGGAAGCTTGCGCTTGCCCGGCACTGCGAATTGTTCGCTGGGCAGGGCCTCGCGCTGCTCCTTGGTCAGTGGCGCCGTCATTGCTGGATGAGCCTCAGAGGTGCGAGCGGGCGAAGGCGAGGGCGGCACCAAGCTCGCCCTCCACTTCACCTTCCAGGCCGCGCACAAAGTCCTTGAACTCGTGCCAGCGCAGCGCAAGCTGGGAGACCAAACTTTCATGCGGGCGCGGCGGCGCCACACTGATGGCGTCGGGATCAGCCGGGGCATCCGCCAGCGCCACGGTGATCGAGCCGCCCGCTGTCAGCAGTTCGCTGTCGGCTTCGGAGCCATCCACGGCGGGATTGCTGGAGGGGGGGGCTCCCGGCGCATCGCTGGGAGCGCCTTCAGCGGCCTTGGCGGCAGCGGCTGCGCCCTCCGGATGCCCGGAGATTGCCGCCCCAAGCGCGGCGATCGCACCCTTGCGGTTCGGGCCAGCCTGCTCCGCTTCGAGTGCGGCGTTCAGGGTGTCGAGGTCGACGCCGTCAAGGTGGGCTGCGAGAAGAGCCACGGGCATGGCGACGAGAGCGGCGGCATCCGCCTGGATGGTTTCCTCGCTCATGCGAACACCAGCACGTCAATGGTGCCGGCAGCCAGCGTGTTGCCGGCGAGGCGCGGCGCGATGTTGATGGTGAAGCCGGTCTGCGAACGCCCACTGATCCACACGGTGGCGTCCTGACTGGGCGTCACCTGCACACCATAGGAGGCGGGCAGCTCGAGCCCGGTCAGCGCCACGGTGACGGCTGCGCCAGCGCTGCCGCCGGCGGCATTCGCGAGCTGCTTCTTCATCAGGAGGATGAGACGGTCTTCCTGCGCAGGGCCATCGCCCTTGCTGGAGACGGCGACGGTATGGAGATCCTTGGCCATGGTCAGTCCTTGGTCTGGTCGGCGGCATCGCGCCGGAGGGCGGGTTTGTCGTCGGGCACTGCGGGGTCGAGCACGCGCTTGCTGCCCGTTGCGGCGGCGCGGGCGATTTCAGCTTCGGTCGAGGTGAGGTTTGAGAACGGCGTGTTCAGCGGCGGCCGACCGCGCGTCTCACGGTATTCGTCCGGCGTGATCGCGTTGGCCTTGTATTCGATCGCATAGACCTCGGCCGTGCGCTTTTCGTCTTCGCGATCAAGGCCGATGAAGCGGAACTCCAGCTGCCAGAATCCAAGGCGGCGGTGGAGCGCATGGCGCGTCAGATAGGCCGCCAGTTCCTTGGCTCGTGGCTTGATCGCCTGATCCCAGTCCCGTTCTTGCGCTACCTCGCCGGTACTGCGGTTCACATCGCGCTCGATACCCAGGTTCTGCGGGCTCAGATCAAAGGCGGTGGCAATTTCAGATTTCAGAAAATCCTGATATTTCAGATAGAGCGCGCTGTCGCCTTCCGGGTACAGCCTGTGCACATTGCTGCCCTTGGTGCCCGTGATAGGCACCTTGCCTTGTCCTTCGACCTCGGCGGTCCAGTAATTGCGGAAGGCGGCGACGGTCTTCTCGTCCGTGCCTTCGCCCAGATCGAGCATGATTCCGGGCCGGGCGTTGCTGGTCAGGTTCCCGGCGAACTCGCCGACGCCCAGCTGGCGCGCGATCGAGGTGAATGCCACCTCAAGGGGCCCCAGGCCAAAAGGGCTGGCCGTGGTCGGATTGGGCCGGATATAGATCAGCTCATCGTCGCGCAGATCGATCCTGATCCCGCCGCCGGTATACGCCCCATAGCCCACCGACTGCGCGTAGCGCGCCTCATCGGGTTTTCCAGACCATCCGGGATAGACCTGGATCGAAAGGCCATCTGCGGCATAGAGCCAGAGCGGGCGGAGCGGATCCCCCGACATCTGCGTTTCGATCGCGCCGGCGCCAACGAGGATGTCTTCGATCACCTGCTCAGCCAAGCTGCGCCAGGCGTCATCGGCATTCGGGTTCTTGAGGCAATAGGTCGCAATTTCGGCTTGCCGCTGCAACTCGCGGCTTTCCTTCACACCCGGCGCCGGGACGATTTCCCAATCCAGTTCGACGATCGGGTTCTTGATCGCGTTGATCGCCCGGCGGGCATAGGGCGTCTGAGCGAAATAGCGCAGGTTGCGCGGCGTGGCCTTCCAGACCAGACGTGATCCTGTGTGCCCTTGCCCCATAGGTGCGTAGTTCGGGAACGGATTGGTGTCGCGCTTGGGCTGCGCCGGGCGTCGCCCGAAACGAGCGCGCTTGAGGCCTTCAGCAAGGATCGAGCCGAACGAGGCCATGTCAGGCGAACACGAACTTGTGGCCCTGCGGCGTGATCAATTCGCCAAACGCGCGCGACAAGGCGTCGACCTGGTCGTCATGGCGTCCGTTGGGGAACATTCGCATTTCCTCTACAAGCTGGCTGTTCCACGATCCGCGCAGCATCAGCACATTTCCGACGTTAACTTGGGCCGCGAACGGCTCGGCCCTCGTTTCCTTGCTTCCCGAGTCCGGAGACGTCTTGAAATTGAACCCGGCCAGCAGGCGCCCATGATGCGTGGCCAATGTTTTTCCGGCCTGACCGGGATCCTGCGGCAGACTGATTTTGACCATGGCGCTGTCGCGGTGCGCAGTATTCAGGATCATGGCGTCGCGTTCATCAGCGCCGAGGCGGTCGCGCACCATGTCGCCGATGATAAGGCGCCCGTCCTCCATCTGCCCGAGCAGGCCGCCAGCAGTGAAGTCTCCGTTGGTCGTCGCTGCCAAGTCCCACCCGCGCACCCAGGTAATCCTCTGCGCTGGAACGGCATCGACGATGCGGATGAAGTCTGGCTTGAATAGGCCGCCCTCGGCAGGCGACGGAGCCTGCATATACTGCCCGGCAAACACATAGGGCAGCGCGCGCTCCATGCGTCGCAGTTCGGTAATCGTGTGCTTCTCCGGCCACAGCGCATTGCCTTCCGGCGTGATTGCCGCCAGGCACAGGTGCTCCCATTCTTCGCCGGTTCCGCCGCCCAGCAGCCACCCAGCAAGGTCTTCCTCGTGCAGTCGCTGCATGATCAGGATGATCGGCGTCCTGCGGCTGTTCACGCGGGATTGCAGCGTGTGCTGATACCAATCGATCACTGACTGGCGCATCACATCGGACCGGGCCTCATCGGCCTTGTGCGGGTCGTCGATCACGATGGCCCCGCCGAAGCCTTCACGCTCCTTCCCGGCGCCGAAACCGGTCAGGGTTCCTCCTGCGCCGGTGGAATACATCACGCCACCAGCATCGGTTTTCCAATGACTGCGGGCCGTACTGTCGAGGCGCGTCCCCGGAAAGATCGCTTGATATTCGGCGCTCTCCACGATCCGCAGCACGCCAGCGCTATTGTTCGCAGCCAGCAGGCCAGAATAGCTGGCGTGAATGAACTCTGCGTCGGCAGCCTTGCCCAGACACCATGCAATCCACATCACTACCGCCAGTTCGGTCTTGGAGTACCGGGGCGGGATATTGATAATGAGGCGAGTGGTGCGCCCCTCAAAAACATCCGTCAGCTTCCGGCAGATTGCGGCATGATGGTCAGCGCGAAGCCATTTTCCGCCGGTGCGCTGAAAGAACATCCAGCGGGCAAAGAAATAGAAATCAGAAGCGGCGAGCAGACGCGCCGCTGCCACTTCCTGCGGGCTCATCAAATTTCCGATGCGATCTTGCGCGCCACTTCCTGAAATTCAGCAAGGGATTGGAACCGATGCTCAATTGGGCTTCCCTCCGGCCCACTATGCTCGACACGATCCTTGAACATGCCCAGATGCCGGGCGACCTTTTCCAGTGCCGCCATTTGGTCATGCATCTTTGCCTCGATGCCGTCGCGAGTCTCCTTCATCCCGGCGTAGAGCAGTCGAGCGCTGCCCTTGAGCCTCCGGGTATCCGCGACATGCGTTCGACCGATGCCCTCTCCGTTGCATCGCGGGCAGTGCGGATGCGGCTCAGCGTTCCGGTCGAACCCAAATCCGCCCGCATTTGAAGGCTCGGCCCCAGGTTTCTTTCGGTCGCGGGCCTTGGCGCACGCTTCCTCCCATTCACTGACATCGAGCCAATGGTAGAGGTGCTTGTCGCCATGGCAGTAGCGGCATGCGCAACGGCGGTATTGGCTGATCTCGTTGGGGTCGGCTGTGGCGATAGCCCAGAGCCGCTCCAACACGCGATCAGCGGTAATCTCGGTCCGTTCCGCGCGGGCGTCCATTGCGGCCTGGATCTGCTCCGCAATGTGCGGGCGCTTGAGCAGCCGGGAAGCCGCAGTCCGGGCGCTGTGCCGGTTGCGCTTTGCGCCACCGTATCCTGCCGCGAGTGCGGCGCGCGTCGCATTCTGGTCCGGGTCGGCCAGATATTCGCGCACGAAGGCGGCCTCAAGATCGCTGTCGCGACGAGTTGCCATGATGTTTCCTCGGGGTGGCGCCCCGATACCGCACGGCGCGGGGCAGGCCGGCGGCGCCAGCAAGCCCGCGACGTGGGAGATGCCGGATCGCCTCCTTTCCGCTGTTGCTGGGCCGTGCTGGCCGGGGTGTCAGGGCGGCAGAAGGCCCTGAAACGAAAACGCCCGCAAGCCGATATGGCTGCGGGCGCATTTGTGAATGCTGAGAAGGTACGCTAGTTGCTACTCACGCGCAAGGGGTCACCCATCAGCGGTTCGAATGGCATCAGCAATCGCGCCAAGGCCCACGTCCAAGCGCTCTCCGACAAAATCCAAATCGAGCGCGGCAGCAGCCTTCTTTTGGGCATCCGCAAGCTGAAGGATAGCATAAGCGATCGCATACCCGCTATCAGTTCGAGCCCTGTCCTCAATGAAATCAGCGATATGTTGCGTCCTCGACATCAAGTCCATCTCCATTGAGTGTGTATTGAGTGTGTATTAAACCTTGCCTTGTCGTTCAATGGTGTGTACATGGTGTGTATCAGCAGGGAAATGAAAATGCGCAGCAGCGAAGTCATCAAGAAGATCATGGCCGAGGGTTGGGAGTTTGTTCGCCAGACCGGCAGCCACCGCCATTACCGGCATGCGACACGGCCGGGAACGGTGACGGTTCCCCACCCGAAATCGGATCTCGCGAAAGGCACGCTGCGGAGCATCGAGAAGCAAAGTGGGGTTAGGCTCCTCTGAGGGGAGCCAATCCAGTTTATGTGTATTTATGCGCATTGTGCATTGACATTATTACCCCCTCTGTTGATATACTCACTGATACACACATCAAGGAGCTTAGCTATGGCAACGGTTTGGTATCCGGCCATCATCGAGCGGGCAGAAGATGGCTTCAGCGTGTTCTTTCCGGACGTTCCCGGCTGCGTATCGGCCGGCGCTACGATCCAGGAGGCAGCGCGCAATGCGGAAGAGGCCCTTTCCGGGCACATCGCCGTAGGCGTTCAGCATGGTGACCACTTCGCTGCCCCCAGCGATCTGGACGATCTCGCTTGTGATCCCGAATGCGATGAGGTTTCGCGCCTTCTCGTGCGGGCCGAACTGCCTGGAAAGGCTGTGCGGATCAACATCACCATCGATGAGAGCCTGGTTGCGGCCATCGACAAGGTCGCGAAGAACCGCAGCGGATTTCTGGCCGATGCCGCACGCGAATCTCTGGCGCGGCGCCGCGAGCTGGAGGCAGCTTAGGCCGCAGGTTTGGTCCGCGCCCGGGCAATAGCCATCCCGGCCTGAATTTCGGCCATCATCTCGGCTTTGCCCAGGTGCGCGACATAGCTGCCGATCCCGATCAGCATGGCCTTGTCGGCCTCGGGCAGGAGGGTCTCAATCTTGGCATAGAGACAGGCCAGGTTGTGAACCGCCGCCACCGCCCACATGTCATCGGGCAAAGTCTTGCTGGCGCGCATCATTGCGTTGATGGCGGCAAGCTCGGGGGCTGAGAAGTCGGTTATAGCAGTCCCTCCCGCCGCAACTGCTCAGCTATCGCCGCCGGAACTCCGCCTTGCATCACGCTTTCTGGCTTTGTCAGCAGCCGCACGGCCGCGTCCCACCGGCGCAAGAGGCAGCGCGTGGCCGCCTCTACCTTATCCTGGTTGCCCTTGCGCTCAGCCAGCGTGCGGGCCCGGCGGTAGAGCGCCATCTTGCGACGCCAGGACAGCGGCACCTTGCGCCAGTGCTGGCCGCAAAGCAGTTCAGTGCCGGGCTTGTACCGGGTCGATCCGCGCCGGCAGCCGGGCACGACGCAGTTGATGCGCGGATAGGCTGGGCGCGTCATTCCGCCCTCATCTTGATCATGGTAGTAGGCACGTTCGTCCCGGCATCGGCGAAGCTGGCGACAGGAAGATCGCGCCATTCGCCTTGAAGTTCACCATGGTCGTAGCGGGCCGTGGCTGGCAGGATTGCAACGAGCGTGCCGCGCGGTTTCAAGAACCGCAGCGCGTGGTTGACGTGCTTGAGGTAGTGTCGGCCATAAAATGGCGGGTTCATCACGACAGCGTCGAACTCTGGCGCCGGCGGTTGCTCGAGAAAGTTGGTGCAAACCACGGCGTGCCCTTTCCGGCGTGCTTCGCTGGCCCGGCCAGGGTGATATTCGATGCCCAGTGCATGGTGTCCGCGCGCGCGAACCCCGTCGAGGATGCGCCCGTCGCCACATGACGGCTCGAGTACCCGCCAGACTGGCGGGTTGCCGCGGTAGTCGCGTGGGGTCGGGACACCGGCAAAATCGAGTGCAGCTTCTGCCACCTCCGGTGGAGACCAGTAGAATTGCAAGTCCTTCGACACCGCCGTGCTGGCGCTGGGCTTGACGCCCTCCGGCTCAGCATCGGGCAGCACGTCGCCGTAGAACTCAGCCAGGCCACGATTGATCGACAACAGCGCGGCGGCATCGAAGAACACATGCACATTGCCGTTTGCGAACTTGCGCACGGTGAGGCCGCGATCGGGTGCGGTGAACTCGTCCGGCTCCCGTCCATCGAAGTGACTGCGCACCAGCGGGCGACCGTTCATCACCGCGTCGGCACCGGCCCTGTGCTGGTCCTCGATATCGAGCACTTCGAGCCAGTCGAGCGGGGCCTGCCCCCGCACAGCGGCCAGAGCATTGACCATGTCCTTGAAGCGATCCCGGCCGTAGCCTCCGTGCAAGCTCGACCAGTTTCCCAGGATCACCCGCTTGGGCAGCCCTTTCTTCCCGACGCGGACCTTGCTGTGCGACTTGTAAGCCGGATCAAGAGCGCAGAACACTTCGGCGAGGCCGCGCAGGATGTGGAAGCGCGGGCGAATCAGATAATCGCCGAACGTGGCCTTGGCGTTCTCGACGGTCAGTGGCGGCGGGCTTGCCAGGTCCTTCTCGAACCGGCGCTTGTCGCTGGCGCTGGCCAAGTGGTCGATCATCAGGCGCCGGTAGACGGCGCGCCACCCCGACAGCAGGAGATTGCGGCGGATGGCTTCTGCGCAGACGCTATCGCGCGGCGCCACGCGCTCGACATAAATGCCCTGAACGGTGGCGGCGGCGTCCAGCGCGGTGACTGTGTCCTTGAACTGGCTGACGACGCGATCGGCCTCGGCCACCTTGCGCTCGTATTCCTCGACCAGGTCGGCAACAGTGAGGGGGAGGGCAATTGCACCCATCAAACCAGCTCCCCGCAACCAAGCCGCGCATACCGCGCCAGCACATCCCGATCATCAACCTCGCGCCAGATGCGGGCCCGGACCTCGATCCACGCGTCGAGCGCATCGACCAGCCTCGCGCGCGCCTTGGGCCAGCTCATTCGGTAGACCCGCGCCGTTGCGAACAGGGCGCGATCGCTCAGCACCATGTCGATAGCCATGCGCTTGGGCACCGGGAGCCGCTGTCGCCACACCGAATAGGCTTGCTCCATCCGCACCAGATGCAGGCGCTCGATCAACGCGTCGCGCGCTGATCCAGATCCATCAACCCTCGCCTCAAGGCTCGCGCAGCGCAATGATGCCGACCGTTGCAGGCTCTCGGCCACAGCAGCGATCTCAAGGGCGGCTGCAAGCTGATCCAGCGACAGCTGCCCATTGTCCGTCATCCGCATCAGGCTGCTGGCCGATTTCCGCCGCTTGGTCTTTGCCAGATGCCCAGCCTCGTCCGGCACAAAGGCGTCCTCAAAATCTCCCGTCGCCTGCTGCTCAGGGGTCAGCACCGGCTCACCGGTCTCACGCTCAATTGGCGCCATGGCGTCCAGTCTGGACTGCCACTGGGCATGCGTCTCGTCGCGGCGCTTGGCTCGCATGTCGCGCTTCGGTCGGCTGATGGTGATGGTCATGCGATCCCGGTCCTGATGTTGATCGATTGTTGATTTCGATAGACAGCCCCGTGGAGGGCTATCCGATGCTGCTTGGTGCCCTGATGGCGTTGCCTGCGGTTTTCGCACCCAGCCGGCTCGGGGGCGCAAATTTCAGCATGCTCAGCATTGCTTGGCGCGGCGCCCCATCCAAAAACAGCGCCCCGGCCTGTGCCGGCGGCGAAAACGGTGATGACGCGGTGCCCTTTGAGCATCACACGGTGCCCGGTGGGCAGGCGCACGCATGGCGCGCCGAAATCTGCGGCCAGCTCGATCACCGGGCCCGATAGCAGCGCCAGCACATCGCGATCAGGAAGGTTGCGGACCTGATCCTGATAGCGCTGGATTGCGTAGGTGGTGACGTGGATCATGCTACCCGCGCCTCCCTGTCTCCGCTCGATCGGCTATTCCGAACCTTCCAGCGTTCAAACTCAGCCGGGGGCATCATCGCACTGGCCTCATCCTCGCTCAGATCACGCGGCGGGAAGCGGCGGTCGAATGCCTTGCGCTGCTCGTCCTCGGCCCGCTGCTTGGCTGCCAAGCGCTCAGCACCGTTGCGCAGAACCACAGCCATGAACGCGGCGGGATCATCAGCTCCAGCCCCGCTGTTCTCGGCTTTTGCCAGGTCGAGCGCATGCCTGACGGCGGGCAGGCCGTGGTCCTTCACCCACCGGGCGATCTGGCCCGAACGCTTGGTGCCCAAGTATGCCTTCGCATCATCCCACAGTGCTTTCTCGGGACTGGCTTCCGGATCGCCCAATCCCCCGTTCAGGGGGTTTGGGGGTTCTATCTGGTTTCTGGTTTCTGGTTCGCGCGAATAGCCAGAATTTTGCTTATCTTTTGCCAGATCATTTTCGTTGTTTTCATTGGAATTTTTCGCATTTTCAGATTTCTTTCGCGCACCTTTCAAACCGTTTTCAGCGCGTTTTCGGCTCGTTTTCAGCGCGTTTTCGATCTCTTTTTTCGCGCGAGAATTGAACAGATCGCCGTCGCTGGTGACGTAGATTTTGCCCTTGGCGATCAGGGCTGCGCGAAGCGAATGCCACTTGCGGAGAGATACCCCCATGTAGCCAGCGAGCAGTCGATCGCTGTCCGCGACCGGGCCGCCCTTATCGTACATGAGGTCGAGCAGCGTCTGGAACGCGCCCCGCTCCTCGAGGGTCATCGACAGCGCACCGGCCAGCGCATCGCTGTGGTAGCGCTTATGGAAGGGTAGCGCGCTCATGAGCGCACCGCCTGATAAACGCCGTAGAAACGGCCCTGTGCAGCCCCTGCGGATCCATTGCGGCGCTTGGGCAGGATGAAGTCGATGATCCCCCGGCAGCGGTCCATGCGCGCCTGCCAGTCGTCGTGCTTATCGGGATCGTCGCGGGGCTCGGCCTGCATCACGTAATACTCCTCGCGGTAGAGGAAGAGGACGGCATCGGCATCCTGCTCGATCTGGCCGCTGTCGCGCAGGTCGGACAGCATGGGACGCTTATCCGGGCGCTGCTCGACCGAGCGCGAAAGCTGGGCCAGGGCCATGACGGCCACATCGTGTGCCTTGGCGATCTGCTTGAGCATGCGGCTCACCTCGCTGATCGCCTCATAGGCACTAGCCTTGCGCGATGTCGGGTGCAGGAGCTGAAGATAATCGACGATCACCAGTTCCAGCTTTTGCCCGCGTGCCGCCATTTTGCGCTTGTGCGACCGGACGAGAGCATCAAGGCGCCCGACGGTCATCGCCGCAGCATCCACGATGTGTAGCGGGAGGCCGGCGATGTACTTTGCCACGGCATTGACGGTTTCACGCTGCCAGCGGCTCAGGTTGCGCTTTTGGATCGCCGAGTATGGGACGCGATTGTCGGCGTCGTCGAAGGCCACGTCGGCAAGCATGCGGTGTGCAAGCTGATCGCGGCTCATTTCGAGCGAGACGAACAGCACGCCATGGCCAGACCGGGCGGCGCCGAGGGCATAGGACGACGAGAAAGCGGTTTTGCCCATGCCAGGGCGCCCGGCCACAATGGTAAGGCTCTTGGGCTCCAGCGGTCCGCACAGCTCATCCACGGCAGGGATGGTGCGGCATTCGACGCCCTCAATTCCACGATCCAGCGCGTTGAGCGCGGCGATCATGGCCGTTTCGGCGTCTGCCTCGTCAAAGCCTTCGCTGGCGCGCGTGGCGATGGCGGCATCAGCATCAGCAGCGATCTCGACCAGAGGACGGTTGGAGTCGGGGAGGGCGGCCATCACCTCCGACAGCGCAGAGTGCATGCGGCGGCGATCCGCAAGGTCGCGCACCTGCTGCGCCAGTTCACGAGGCGCCAGCAGTCCATGGATATTGGCCGTCAATCGGGCAATGTAGCCCCAGCCTCCAAGCTCTTTCAGGCCTTCGTCGCCATCGAGATAGGGCTTGAGCGACACGGATGTGAAGGCCCGCCCCTTGGCTTGCTCGATCAGAATGGCCGACCAGATGCGGCCATGCGCTGCGGCAAAAAAATCACCTGCCTCGACAATGGCGCTCAGGGCATCGACAAGACTGTTCTCCATGAGGCAAGCGCCGAGCACGGCAGCTTCTGCCTCAAGGTTCGCGATGATCGGCGCGCTGTCCACCTCTATGCCCCACGTCATTTCGATGTCTCCGGGATGCGCTCGAAGGCGCCGAGGAAAAGATCAAAGGCCTCCTGCCTGGCAGAAACCCATGACGGGTTCTCAGCCAGCTCAGGCGAGGCCATCTCCATAAGGACCAGAGCCTTGTGCGCGGCGAAGGCGCGGGCCGCCTGCTGCTGGTGGAAGCGGTAGGTGGGGACCATCACGACGCCCCACCCCCAATCACGATCTCGATCCGCCCGTGCTTGCAGGGCTCTCCCCAGGCGAAGGACAGGCGGAAACGATTGTCATCGACGCGCATGGCATCGGCGAGGCCGTCGAGCTGGGGCTTCATCGCGGCAATGGCATTGTCCATGTCGCGGCGGCGCTTGTCGGGGGCGCGGAAGGTGATCTCCAGCGGCACAGGGCCGGTTGCAGGTGCAGATACCTTGGAGGCCTTGGCCAGATAGAACGCATCCGACCGGGCGTCCTTTGCCACTTGGCGCTGCACACGCCAATGGATGCGCCGAGCGGCGTTAGGATTGAGGCGCCCATCTGGCCAAGGAAGCGTGAGGCGCATCACGCAGTGATCCCCTGCGCATCGTCCAGCGCCTTTCGGGCGGCAGCCAGGGCAGTCTCGACACGAGCAACTCGACTATCGGCTGAAAGGTCGGCCAGCACGCGGCGCACTGCATCCTTGACCTGCCACGATGATGCACTTGCCTTGAGGCCCAAAAACTCGATCAGAGGCGCAAATGCCGCGGCCATATCATCAGCCTCTCGGCGAGCACTTTTGAGCAATGCATCTGCCTGCTCACGGGTCTGCGCCACAGGGTCGCGCCCATCTGCCGAGGCTGCGACAAGCAGAGCCAATTCGTGGCCGATTGCCTTTCCGCGCTGGCGCAGGAATGCATTCCGAGCTTGGTTCCGAAGGCTATCCTGCTGAAACTTGTCGATCCCCGGATATGGCTCGCACACCGGGTGACAGGTAAGCAGCTTGGCCATGGCCTGGATCGAGCATGGAGTGCCAAGGTGCATGGGCCTGCGCTCAGTGCGCCACCCCCGGACAGTGCGGAACATCACCCCGCATTCGGCAGGGATTTCCTCTTTCTTCGCCAACCCATGGGGCATGGCAAAGGTGACGCTCTGGCAGTGCTCAAGGTACTTTCGCCACTTGCCAGAATTGAGGTCGCTCAGCAGGTCGCTGCGCTGCACCTTGATCTCGTAGGCGGAGATTTGCGGTAGATCATACCGATAGCGCGGGAACGCCATGATGTCGGGCCGAGGCCCAGACCATGCGCCGATTGTCGCATTCAGCCAGGTCCAGACCTTCCCGTCATTGCGGAGTCGCCGCGCCAGATCGGCGGCTAAGGCGTCATGGCCCCATTGATGTGCGGGCGCGGCCATGGTCAGAACAGCGACCCTTGCGTTTCCATGCCCAGCGCGTCGGCATAGGTCGAGAGCAATGCCTCGGCCTCGCGTCGATCGTCGGGCTTCATCTTCCGCAGGCGGACGATGCGGCGCATGATCTTGGGATCGTAACCCGCGGCCTTGGCCTCGTTGTAGACATCGCGGATATCGTCGCCGATGCCCTTGCGTTCTTCGCCCAGACGCTCGATGCGCTGGATTAGGAGCAGCAAGCGATTGTCGGTAGCTTCGGCCATGTCAGGCGTCCTTGTCTTGAAGCGCGACGGGCACGGGCATGCCGATGCGGGCGCAGATTTCGCGGGTGGTGGCGCGCACACGGGCCTTGCGGGCATCCCGCCCAACCTGACCCAGCGCGCGGGCATGATCGCTGGCGGTGGGCGCCATGGGGGCAGGGATGGGGACAGGCGCAGCAGGTGCGCGGCGCGAGAACAGGCCCATCACATTTCGACCTTGCGGCCGCGCAGGCGGGGCCATCCCGGTGCCGGGGGCGGCTCATTGCGGAACAGGAACCGGGCCCCATGCTGGCGGCAGTAATCGAGGCGCCGGGCGACCAGCTCGTTGGCGCTGGTGATGACCGCATAGCGCTCGCCGTTGCTGGTCGGTGCGATGACATCGCGGGCGCTCATGCCACCACCTTCGGGCCAGCCTTGCGCAGGATCGCGGCAATCGCGTCTCCGGCATTTTCCAGCTCGCTGCGGTGCTCGACGGCAAAGGCGGCGTCCAGAACGCCATCGCTTTCCAGCGCGGCGGCAACGGCATGCATCACCTTGGCCATGCGCGTCATGCAGGCGAAATCAGCCTGGGTCTCGGCAATGATGCCGATGCACAGCCGGTCATAAGGGCCCGTGAAACGAGATCCCCATTCGCGGCGCCCACGGGCCAGCGTGATGGCATCCATCGTGGCCGTGCCGTCGCAGTATTTGGCGGCCTGATCCTCGCTCTTGCCCAGAACGGCGCCGAGGTCGCCATAGGTCAGGCGATCCTCATGCTTGATCTGGGCGAGCGCCTCTCCAAGCGCGGCCAGCACGTTGGAAGCGGAAAAGACCGCGCGCGGTCCTGTGGATTGGCGGTGTTGCATTGCGGTAAACCACTCCCATGATGAGCGATTGCGAAATTGATGGCCGGGGCAGCGGTGTGGATGGCACCTTCCGCCCCGGCACCCGCTGGTGCGACCCGACGGGCTATTCAGTCCTTGCGCTGGGAGAGTTTGTCCTCGACCAGCATGGCGATGATGCCGACAGCGGAGAGCAGCAGGGCACCGGCAGAGAATGCCAGCGCGGCCCCGGCGCCATGATCGGCAATGGTGGTGAAGAGCGCGATCACGCGGCCCGTTCCACAGGGCGGGCAGGGAAGAGGAAGGCGACTTGCTCCGCCGGAATGGTGGTCCGAATTGAGACGGCGCCCGACCGGATCATGACGAGAAAATCACCGGTATTGAGCGTTTTGACGTGCAATGATGCATCGTGCGAATCGAACGCACGGAAACCATCTTCAGGAGCCATGGATGTCTGTCCTCGGCGATTGGTTGAAGGGATTCGAGATGACGACCAGCGACCTTATTGCTGCGATCAGCGCGGCCTTCGGTGGCGGTGGTGCGCTGGGCGCGGCTATCGGCTCGGTGCTGGCGAGACGCAGGGCGTTGAGAGCGGCGGAACCGATCATCCGCATCGAATGGGACCAGAGCGGCGAGGTCGGGGCGATCTGCTTCACCAACAGGATTGCCGAAGACTTGTTCGTCGACAGGATCGATTTCGACGGAGAGATATGGCTGGGCGTTGGCAGTTATCTGCCAAATGGGCAGCCCATCAAGGAGACCAGGCAGTTTCATGCGGGACCCGCCCTGCCGCGGCACTGGCGCATCGACGCCTCGTCGACGACGAGATTCCCATTTTCCATTCGGCCGTATGTAGTGGGCCAATCTTCAAGGCTCTCGACGCCGGAAATGGACGGCTGCGAGATGCGGATTACCATCTCTTCCAGCCATGCGACCCTGCGCCACAGGAGGATCACGGTGATCGCCAGAAGGACGGTTTGACAGGCGAGGAAGGTGATCACGCCGCCCGCTCCGTGGGGGTGGGGCGATCCGAAACAGGGGTGAGGAAGTCAGCGGGCAGGGCAACGCCGCGTGAACTGGCCACGCCTGCCAACGCAAACCGCCACCGCCACGGAATGGAGCGGCCAGCCAAGCACCAATTCGCAACGGAACCCGGCGAGGTGTTGAGTGCCTCAGCTACCGCTTTCGCGCCGCCGAGCTCTTTGATCAGTTCCTTGGACATGCCCCAATGTCACAGATTGTGAGTTTCAAGGCAAGCGTAAATTGTCACAGCCTGTGCGTGGAAGATTGGCCGCATTTACCGCAAAATGTGAGCATGGATCAGGACGACAAGAATGGCGGCCCCAACTACTTGCGAGCATGGCGGGAATTTCACCACATGACGCAGGCAGAGCTTGCTGCGAAGGTCGGCACGAATGCCAACATGATCGGCTACCTTGAAGACGGGCAGCGCGCACTTTCGCTGAAATGGCTGCGCCGCCTAGCCCCGGCGCTCAAGACGCGGCCTTTGTTTCTTGGGGAAATTGACCCCCGAAAGGCCGACTCGTTGACCATGGAACTTGCCATGGCGGTAACAGATGATGATCGCCCACAGGTGAATACGATCCTTGAGACATTCGTAAAGAAGAACGGCACCAACGGCTAAACACCAGGGGGCGTTATGGGGCGATGGATGATTGCGGGTATAGCGCTCGCGTTGGTGGGGTGTGGTGACCAAAAGCCAGAAAATACTGCGCAGGAGGTGAGTGTTAATCGTGGAGCGGCCGAGAGCGGCGGTCGATCTTCCAATCTTCCGGTATCGTCACCCCAGGAGGCTGTGGAGGCATCAGCAGTTGTCTCTGCTTACAGGGGAGATTGGGTACCGGTCGACCAAAGCAGTGCTGGCTACACGCTATACGTGGATCGGGCCTCGATTTACCCAATCTCATCCACCCGCAAGCGTGCGGATGTGGGTTACGCCGACGATTCTGGGCGAACGCTAATTCGGATCGGCTT